GCGGGTTAGTCGTTAGGGTTTAGGGGCGAAGCCCCGTTATGTTGGCTTAGTGTACAATTTAAAAATTAAATTTATTAAATCAGTGTGAAATTGATGATTTGGCCTAGACGCTTCAATAACCCGATTAGAAACTTGTCTCATCGTATTAAATAGGTTTTCACCTTCATATAAACCATATTTAATCCACATTTCGTTTTCGCTATACGCGCGGTTTTCGTCGTCGAATGCTTCAGGCACTTCCTCTATCATATCTCTTTTTTTGTTATTGACATATAACATATGGTTCAACGCGTCTTCGAAGAAGTCGGGTCGTACATCTCTGAGGAAGTTTAGCCAATAGTCGACTTTTACCGGAACCAAGAGATCGTACATTGGCCATTCATCGACTTCGGCGTAGTCGATTTGATATGGGTTAAGCAACGTAAGTATTTTAAAAAAATTTTTATGTGCTTGGAAGAATGAGGCCTGCGATAGTGTATGTCTTGTTATCGGTAAAGATTGTAGTTGTGGTAGTATATTTTTATTCTCCACAAACTCAATTATGTAGTCTGCGATGAATTCGTCTTCCTCGAAAGCAATATCATCGAAGTCGCTTATTAATCTCATTTTAATACAAGGTTGCTAGTCTTAGTATTACCTAGCAACCTTGTGCACTTGATCAATTTTAATTGTGAAAGTGTATAATAATGATTTTTTTCTTCAATTTAAGAAATCGCGAACTTGGGACCTTGTTGCGCAAGCGGAAAGTCCCAAGAGTCGCGCGGTGTTGTAAATCATAAAATTTGTGCGAAATTGAGGAGGATAAAAGTCCCAAGAGTCGCTCCGGTGTATTCGGAGCGACCGCTGGGACTTGCGCTTGCGCAACCATGCCTTGATTTCGTTTTTAGCACAAAGGGACCTTGTGCTATCATAATTTTATGACAAGTCGACACCGTGGTTGGTGCTTTACATTGAACAACTATGAGCAGGCAGATATTGAGCGATATAACGAACTTGTTGAGCGAGGAATCGCCAAATATGTCTGTTATCAGCCTGAACGATCCCCCACTACTGGAACGCGACACCTCCAGGGATATGTCGTGTTCCCGAACGGAAGGACCTTTCGGGGTGTCGGAGGAATCCTTGGAACCTCCGCTCATATTGAAGTTGCCCGTGGAAGCACAACACAAAACGTCGAGTACTGCTCTAAAGAGGAAAGCAGGGACGGAGACGCGGGATTTGGATTTGTTGAATTCGGTGATCGAGAAGAAGTGCGAGGATCTGGAGCTGGAGCAGGCTCAAGAACAGACCTTGCAGTTATTGCCGAACGTTTGCGTGGTGGAGATGCCATCGAAGACGTCGCGCAGGATCACCCCGCGTCGTATATTATGTACACCCGTGGATTGCACGCATTTGCGCAATTTAACGTTCCTCGACGCGCCCACAAGTCAGTTGTATATTGGTATTGGGGACCCACTGGAACCGGAAAGACTCGCGCTGCAGCAGAAGAGAGCCCAGATGCGTACTGGAAGTCAAGCGCCCACCAATGGTGGGACGGGTACAACGGACGAGCCGATATTATCATAGATGATTACCGGTGTTCATTTTGTGCGTTTAACGAATTGCTTCGTTTGCTTGACAGGTATCCGTACCAGGCGCAAGTTAAGGGCGGAACAGTTCAAATATCTGCGAAGCGAATATTCATAACGGCTCCTAGATCGCCTGGCGATATGTGGGTGTCTAGGACTGAAGAGGATCTAGCGCAACTGACTAGAAGAATCGAGAATGTTAAACATTTTGAACCGGTTGGGGTTGAAAATAACCCCCAACCGGTTATAATTGATCCCGGTATGTAGATTTTAAGAAAAAAACAATTTAAGTCATTAAATATGCGACCTGTCAAAAGTTCGGCATCTTCTCGTCCTGCATATAGATTGCGGGGTAAACGTATTGGTGCACCTACTGTTAGTCCAGAGGCTTTATTTAAAGACACAGAAGTAGGCATGCCTGGACCTTTTGCTGGAACTGGTAAAACGCAAAGCAGGCGTATGCCTGCTAAGCACGTAAGCCGAGCTGATGTGCTTGGTGCATATGGTCCAAGCATGAAAGATGCTTGGATGGCGAAAGCCATGGGCAATGATTCCACCTTTTATGATAACAGAGTGGCTGATGGTTTTTACGGCCGCGGACGGTACAAGAAACGTAAGTATTCCGGTCGCGGCATGTATACTGGCCGTTTGGAAGGCCAGGGAATGTATAGTTTAGCTCCGGCGGCAATGTATGCCGGCGGACAAGCTATTGATTATGCTGTTAAAAACCCAAAGGCGACCCGTAAATTTTTTAGCACTATAGGTAGAAAATTGAGAGGTCGCGGCGAATATGAACAGGCGAATGAGTTAATGTCTCATTCGACTAGTAGCCCACCTGTCTTTCAGAGTGCAGGTGACGAAGCAGGTGCTTTGTTGATTAGCCATCGTGAATACGTTGGCGACATATTCGCTCCTGCTACTGCAACTGTTAGCGATTTTACTGTCCAATCTTTTCCGCTTAACCCTGGATTAGAGCAGAGTTTTCCTTGGCTATCTCAGATAGCTCAGAACTACGAGGAGTATGAACTTAAGCAGTGTGTGTTTGAGTTTGTATCCACAGTTCAGGATATCAATAGCTCTAATGGTCAGGTCGGTACTATTATCACTGCTACGCAGTACAATAGTAGCAGACCTGATTTTTCCGATAAGCCGGCTATGGCCGCTTATGCCCATAGTGTGTCTGGTAAGTCTACTGACAATCAGACACACGGGGTTGAATGCGACCCTGCGAAGCTTTCAGGTTCTGAGGGCAAATATGTTAGGGCTAATCCCGTTATGTTTGGTGAAGATTTGAAGACATATGACCATGGCCGTTTTCAGTTGGCTACGCACAACATTCCTGCGGCTATGGCCAGTGGAACACTTGGTGAGTTATACGTAACGTACACTGTGTGCTTGCGTAAACCCAAGTTTTTTACTGGTCGTGGTTTGGGACTTACTCGTTACTTGGAAGTGGCTGATGCTGGTACTGGAGCTACTCTTAGCCACACCAAGCCTTTCGGCGATGATGGCGAGCAACTTTCTGCCCGCCAGAACAACATCAAAATCTTGTCTACGAAGACCGCTAATAATACGAAACTTACGTTTCCGGCTTATTACGGAGGTAGACTTCGATTGACTTTTATGGTTGAAGGAACTTCTTTGACCGCTAGTAGTTCTCTCCCTTTTCAGGGGTCTACTCAGGGAGGTAACGTTACTTTGATTAGTGATCTTTTTGCAGCGGCTAGCCCAGGTTCAGATTCTCCCGGATCTGGAGCAGATGCGTTTAGTAGTATGAGGTGGATTTGCATCGTTGACATTAACGTTGAGCCTAGTACGAATGCTACGGATAATACATATACGTTCACTACTCAGTTTACAGGCGGTACCTTTAACCAATCTCAGATTGAAGTTTCTGAGTATAATACTTTTGGAAGTTTGGCAGCTCCTACTTTAGTTAATGCTGCTGGTACGGCAGTTGTACTATCTTAATTAAATTATATGCGATCCCCAACAAGAACTCGCATATTTTAATCATGTTGTTAATTAAATTAAAATTCACAAACAATAGATTTGTCTCCACTTGTTGTTCTGAGGATGTGGAGATGAGTGCTGTTGACCCAAGGGATATGCAATTGGATATAGAAAACGAGGAGGCCTCTCGTGATGATGAGGTCGATATGGGCACACCCAGAACTAGTCCACCATAAACCCCTTAGTGTTTTTTGGCAGAATGACGAAAAAGCGGATAAACCTAATCCCGGACTTAGGCGCCGAAGGCGCTTAGGGGTAGAGGTTAGGCGCCGGAGGCGCGGGTTAGTCGTTAGGGTTTAGGGGCGAAGCCCCGTTATGTTGGCTTAGTGTACAATTTAAAAATTAAATTTATTAAATCAGTGTGAAATTGATGATTTGGCCTAGACGCTTCAATAACCCGATTA